AGTTGTGTTTGAATGTTCCCACAATTCCCCGTCCTTAAACGTGTAGTATTCAGTATTAAGAGAAATAGCACCCTCAGGGGCATAGGTTAAACGCGTTGTCCACCCGTCTACAGTTTCTAAGAATGATAACTGCTTGTTGTTTAAGCGTACATTATATGTACCTGTATCTTCGTCATACGAGCCGATTAGAGGCTGTGTAGCAGCTTTTAATTGCTGGTTGAAATAGTAGGACATGCTTTTATCCGAGATGACTGTAATGCCGTCCCTTGACAGCCTCATCACAGCGCCCCTAGCTTTGTCTGTAAAATAAGATCTAAAACCAAATGACGCAAAGGACTCTGGATTTTTAGATATTCCGTATTCACCTACAAATGGTATTGTCTGCCCTAGCACGTTAGCGTTTGAAGTAACGTTGGTATTGCCGTCTGCATTAAACAACGCGTCTTTGTTTGCTAATATTTTAAAACACTTGTCCTCTAGTAAGGCTATTAAATCGGTATCTCTAGCATGCAACTTTTGGATAGAACCGTAAGTTGGGTTTAAATCTTTAGTGATGTTTTCCGCGATAAGAAACTGGTTGGTATTGTTTACCCCGCTTATAGAATTAAAGATACCACTAAATATTAAACTAGATAATTTCCTTTCTTCTTTGTATGGTTCGTTTAATGTTGATGACACTCTTACACCATTACCCATTTGAGGCGCATTAAAGTCGTCTCTAATGCGATCTGACTCAACGCCATTGCCAAATGAATAGCAATTAAACCAATCTAATGTATTAACATTACCGACTTGCGCAATAGGTAAGGCCTTGCCAACTTCGTAATATATGTCCGCATCAGCTATATCATTGGGTTCAGTTTCAAAAACAGCTGGATTAGTAGAAGACAACACATCTGTATCAAGAGCAATTCTTTCGCTAACTATCTGTATTCCGTTTGGCACAATGGTATCATCGTATGCGGAAGTCATTACAATGCTAGCATAAAACCCTAGCGACCCGCCTGGAGGATTATTTCTACCATATTGTGTTGTTGATGGTAAGTTGCCGTTAGCGGGCATATTAGAAGTAGAAATAGTATAAACTCTGCTAAAATTGCCGCCGCTGTCATAAAACCTAACATCAGTGCCAGGTTGCAGGGCTTTAAGCATGTCTATTTTGCTACCTGTGTTTGGAAAATTAATAGCAACAGCTAACGTCCAGTCCGCATCTCCAGGGGTTGGCACTTTAAAAACGGGTGGATTATAAGGCGATCCGCTTTGCCTGTATTGATCAGTCCAGGCCATTACCTGAGAAGTATCGGTATTTGTATTTTGTGTTAATACACTCTCTGACTTGTCAACTATTATATTGGAAGAATTTTGTGTAAACGGAACTTCAACGTTATCTATAAACGTTTGGTTCTTGTTTATTTTAGCAAAAAATCTGCCCTGAAACTCAGGAAAGAATGCGTTTATTTTGTTATAAAGTGTAGCTGTTATATTTTTAGCAGGTGCGGCACTTGTTTATTTTAGCAAAAAATCTGCCCTGAAACTCAGGAAAGAATGCGTTTATTTTGTTATAAAGTGTAGCTGTTATATTTTTAGCAGAGGATTCATTATCTAAGTCTACTAGCCATTCATCTTTTTCTAATAAAGGCTCACTCAACGTTACTGTAAATGTTTGAGCGTTAGTAGCTATAGTACCTGGCCCTCCACTTACTATNCCGTAAACATTAGAAGAGAATACGCCATCGGAAAATTGTATACTAGACCTATTGTTAAATAGATTATAAAAATCTTGTGCGGTGGTATTATCAGGCGCGGTAAATCTTATTCTTGTTTCACCAACTACAAAATTGCCGGTGCTGGCCCCTAATGTTTTTGCTTGAACCTGCGCTACAATGGTATTTTGGTTTGAAATATAATCCGGAGCCTCATTTCTTACGTCTAATATTTTATAACGGTTTTGTGATTTTACAGGTAAGCTAGCGTCGTGCTGTTTCTTAAGCAGCATGTACTCCCCTTCTTGTATTTTATTCACCTCGCTGGACGGAAAGCTTAGCCAAATATTGCCGTCCTCGGAATCGTAAAACCTATCTANTGCTAAATTATAGTATTCAGCTGTAGGNTCTTTTATATAATATTTAAAAGCCGTAGCCCAACTNGGNGCGGTTGAGTTTAGCTTTGCTGTAAAAGTATTGCTTTTTTCNCTATTNNTAATCTCAANAACNTGNGAAGCATCTTTNTTTGTAAAAACAGGNGATTCTCTGTTAAATTCGTCTATAAAAGTAATTCCTATTTGATATGTNCTGTCGGTTTTGATAGACTGCAAGCCGTAGCCANCATTAGCGTGTGCAGTATTAACTTGAGCAGNGACTATATCAACAGCCGCATTTACATCATAATTTTGCAAATAATTACCGTAAACTACTCTATTGCCAATTACCTCTTGTGATTTGGCTTTACGAGGCACATTGTCCCAGGGTCTTAGCAGCTGAGAAGATTCAACAACATCACCTAGTAACTCATCTGTTATAACGAATGTATTTAAAGCGCCGGCTGACAAATCTATAGTTTGTAAAACATATATATTGTTCGATACTGCGCTTTTGTAAAGTATATCTATGTCCCCNACACCTGCTTCAGGCGTTTGAAAATTACTTAATGTTATCTTACGGGTAACGTTGTCCATGCCCTCGTTAAACCCATCNGAAGAAAGGTATTGAAATTTATTTGGTACAAAAGCTGCTTTAGTGAATGGCGCGAAAGTGGAGTATTCACCATTCGCGTACCGCCATCTGTAAGAAAATCTAGGGAAATCGTTTCTAAATATAGGATCAGATTCAATAAGCAGTATGCTCCAAGAAATAGATTTATTAGGCACGTTAGAAGAAGCGCTAATAACAGTTAGAGTACCACTTAACCCGCTAGGTATAATATTGCTTAAACTGCATATAACCTCATAGTTTTCTATAATATTTGACTCGTTTACAGCTTGGGCTGTTAACGACACTTCTACTGTAGAATCAAACAAAATAGCAGCAGAAAAATTAACGCTATTATATACAGTGCCCGGCGCTACCGGTTTAAAGGTGGGTGTTCCTGTGTTGAAGTTTAGTAGAGAGCTAGTTTTTACAGGTGTTATACCCGTGGCATTACCGCCAACCAAAGAGGGCGCTGCAAGCACGGTGGCCTGAATGTTAGGCGATTTTACAATAACTGTAATATCTGCAGCAGTAAAATCTCTAGTTGCGCCGTAAACGTGCGTTGTTGAATTTAGTACAGAGCCTGATTGCGCCGACCCAGCTTTAAACGTATCTATATTGATTACCCTAGGCTCATTTAAATCGTCTGTCCAAAACAGCTGATTTTCTAAAATGTTTACCCCCGTAATAAGGTTGTTTACATTAAAGTTTAGTACACTGCCTATATCAACAAGCACTGGTGTAACAATATTTGTTGTTTGGTCGTATTCGAGTATAGCATCTACACTTGTGCTAGTTACAAACCAGTATATTTTTTCGTTAGAAGAATCTCTTACAACCCCTATACACTTAGGGCTAGTTAATCCAAACTTAGTTGTCCAAGTACCACCACCTGGTTTGTTGTTTTGTTTAGTATTGCCTAATACATTTTCAATAGCACCAACGTCGTTGCCCTCAGATGTACTTACCTGGATATTTTGACCATCACGATATTCGCCTTTAGGTATAAGACGCTCATCGAGGTCTTTGTTCATCTTACCACGAATAAAGGTTTGTTTTAACTTAGGCATATATTAGTGTTTAATCCACTTAGATTGATTTCTCATTACTTGCGCCAGTTCTGCTATCTTGATATTAGACAAACGTAATTTAGCATTACGCTTAGCTGCAACCATTTCTTTTTTAAATCTCTGTACTTGATACTCGGGAGTATTAGCGCGCGTACCTAGTATAGCGTGAGCTATATATTTGTAGATAGCTTCTTCAGCAAACTTGTGCACTTGAGTGTCTTCACCGCTTAAGCCATCGCTTATATACTTTAGTGTTACTATTTGATTTACCAGATTAGAACTAAAGTGAATAATACCTTTTAATTGGTCTATATAAAACACTCCGTTTAATTGAGCTTCCTCTGGTTGCAGCCCATATCTTCTGCCGTATCTGTAAAGATTGAACAATTCTCCCTGCGTAAGGTTATTAACGTTACTAGGGGTTTCGCTTGATGAGTAATACGAAGAGTTAAACCTAGACAGCGTAACAGACTCGTTTGCTAAAGTCATATTACCAGCTTGATCGAACGTGTATTCGTAATTGCTGTCTTGGGTTACAGCTGGAGGATTGCTAGTATTGCGTGTAGGGTATATAATTCTTTCTATACCGCTATTATCGGTCCATGATATTTTAACATGGTTAACGTAATCTTGCGGTAAAATCATATAAAGCGCTGGTGGTATTTCCACTTCCAATGCTTTTGTAGAGGGGAGCGTATCAAAGCTAAGTTCTTGAATGGCTCGCTGTGCATGAAACGCAACATCTGTACGTTTTATTTTGCTTATAATTTTATCTTCACCTACATAGGCAATCATAAAGTTGTTCACCATATCTTTAAGGCTGGTAAACTGATAGTCACCGTAGTCTTCGTCACCACTGTTCCATGTGCCGTCCGCACCTTCGTAGTATAATTCGCTTGTTTGATCTATTAGCCCCATTTATTAAGATTTTTCTTGTTGAGTGTTTTTAGCTTCTTCTTGTGCTGCTATCTGATACACTTGTAATTCGCGCGTTGATATACCCGCTAGTTCTAGTATTTTAATTACTAGTTCTGTTTCCTCTGAAGCGTGTAACTCAAAGTCTACAGAGCTTGCTGAGCTTTGTAAGCTAGAGCCATCAACTAAAGTACCGGCCCATTGTGCGGTTGCAGGTCTTTTAATATAGTTACACGCTACCCCTGCGGTTATAAGCTGGGTTGGAGCTGGCGTAGTGAACGTTAATACAGTGGAGTTTGATATGCTTTGAGCACTCGATAATGTTATAGTAGTACCATTAGTCGCTATAGCAACTACTGTTACCGCTCCTGAGATGCCTGTACCGGTTACTATATTGCCTATGGATATACTTGGATTAGCCGCGGATATGTTAATTGTAGCACTAGAGCTGACTGCACCGTTTAATGTAGAATTCGAAGACCTTACAATGAGGCTGCCGTATACTCTATACCCACTAGCGTTTGCTACAAATACAGGCCTAGTCTCAGTAGGCTTTGTTAAAGGTGACGCGTTAATGTATAAAAATTCATTTTTATTAATGCGTTCTACCTCTGCGCTGTTGTATATAAGTGTACCTATGCGGTACAAATTATTAGGCGTGCTCCAATAATCACCAGCGTATGTCATTGCGCTAGTAACTTCGAATAGGTTTATTTTTTCATTAAGAATGTTGAGCATGTCGGAGAACTCCGTGTCGTTTCCATGCATTCTACCAAACTGGTTAATGTCATAGAAGTATTGCTCAAATAAATCCATCTGCGCTTGATTGGCAAATAGATTAAATTCCTGAGGCGTAACATACCCTCGTTGCTCTTTATTGAGTATACTTAATACTCGTTGATAAACAGTGTCTACGCTTACGCTCATAATTTTTATTGTTGATTAAAGTGGAGACCACAACAGCAGCCTCCACTTATTTGACTTATAGTCGTTTTTCAATTACATTCAACACTTCCATTCCTTCATCTGTTTTGAAGTATGCAGCAAGTGCCGAATAAGGGTGCTCATCGAAGGGAACCGTCATAATCTTACGATCAGTTTCTCCGTACATAAATGTTCTATTATCACTGGAAAGCTTTAAGACGCCTTGCTCTGTGGCTTTAATCCCAATGTTTCTTAATTGTACGTTATCGTCATTAGCCAGTTCTAAGAACAGTCTAGGTTGTTTACGTGCAAATATAAGTAAATCTCTTTTAAGTTCCTTAGAGGACAGCTCAGATACCTTAGAACCGCTCTGGACGCGCAAAATACCTTCAGCTAAATCGACATCCATGTCTCTTGCTGTATTTAAAGCGTCCATTTCTAATTCAATCCAGTCAATCTCGTATTCAGCAATTGTTTCTGGTTTGTATTCTGTTATTACGCCGGACATAATAAACGGGTGAACGGCTAAAAACTTTTGCATAGCAACTTGTTCTTTGGGTACTCTTAGTATCCCGTTTCTTAAAACAATTCTGCCAAGCGTTACCGTTCCTACTTGTTCGTCAACAAACGGTGATCTTTGGTTTGTTGCATACCGTATTTCTCTAGCGTAACCTTGTTCTTTATCGAAGTATAGTAAAGGACTTTTAGCAGAATGCATTGTTGGTACTGTGAATACCAGAGGTTGCTTGCCGCTTGCTAATTCATATAAGCGATCTTTAGAAACCCATCCTTGTGCTTCCTTTATTTTATTTTGTGCTTGTGGTTGTATTGTAGCTAGAATTTCTGGTTCTGCTTCTACATATGTTTCAACCTTTGCTTTTGGTGCGACTTTTTTAGCCGCGGGTGTTTTAGCTGTTGCCATGATATAATATAATTAAATAGTAAAAGGTAATAACTACCCCTATCGCAATGACAGGGGTAGCTTTCCCAAAAATGTTAACGCTTATGCGTTAGTTGTTTTCTTCAACAACACGAAGTTGTTAGCAGCTTGAGTACAGATAGTGCGCTCAGAAAGGAAGTGTACGTTCATTTCATCAACATCACTAGTGTAGTTGCCACCAACTGAACCAGTAACCCAAGACTTCATACGACGATCATCAGCTTCAGAAGCACGGTAACGTACGTGTAAGAACGGACGTGATATGTTCTGACCTAATTGTTGGTCATATACAGTAGAAGTACCTGCTGGTACGATAACACCTTCGATGTCACCGATAGATCCACGAGTTGTAGAATCATTCAAGTATTTCCAATCTGTTTTGTAGAAGTCATAAGAACCACGACGGAATCCAGAGAATCCTAAGTTCAATGCCATATCTTCAGAATTGTCGAATACCCCGTAAGAAGTACCGCCAGCTCCGTAAGAATTTTGAGCAGCAAGCATATTGTCAATAGACAAAGAAGTTGCACGATCTAAGAACATCATGTTCTCTTCAATTGCTCCTTGCTTATCAAGCTCGGAAAGGATAGCATCAAACTCAGCAAGTCCAACACCATTTGCTGCACCAAAGTCAGAGTTGTTGTAAACCAATCCACGCTCCTCTAATGAAGAGAATAAACCTTGTGTACCAGCAATAACCTGACCACCATTAGCAGCTGGAGCATTGAAAGTACTTTTAGCTTTTTCAGATTCAACCATAGACATTTCTAGGTAATCCTCAAAACGTAGACGAGACTCGTGCTCAGACTTCAAGTACCACATGTAACCGCTAGTACCCATTTCAGTCGTAACTTCAACCCAACCGATCTGAGCAGTGTCAGAACCGTTAACGCTGTACTTATCACGTAAGATAATTGGCTGGTTAGAGAAAGTAGTGAAAGAAGCATCAAGCGAGTTACCCGCATCTTTAGAGCCTTTGCCATATTCAGAACCGAATACGAATAGACTTAAGTCAGTGTCTCCGCGTAATGCAGTAGGAACTAAAGCGTCAGCTGTATCGTACACTTTAATATTAACTGTTTGAACAGTAGCTGAAGTATTTACTACAGCAGTAACAAACGCTTTAAAAGTAGTGATAGCTCCGGCCGCAAGGTTTTGGCTAACCACTAAAGTCATTCCCGGTCCGATTAAAGAAGGTAGTGCTGCAGTTTGAGTAATCACCAATGCAGTACCGCCAGCGTTAACTGCAACGTCATCATAAGCAATGTGTAGACGACCTTGTTCAGACCATACTACTTGATCAGAAGCCATTGGCATTTCAGCTCCTACCATACGTAAGAATCCGCCAATTGTTCTGTTTCCGTAACGCTCTACTTCTTTTTCGTAGACCTCAGGAAGGAACTGTTGTGTAAAATCCATCTGATCGACGGGAATGTAATTGTCACCAAACAAGCCTTTAACCGGGCGTGGAGTTAGGTGATTTAAATTTGCCAACGTGGTTGGCGCAGTTGCAAAAGCCATAATTTTATTTTTTTATGGATTATTATTTTTTGAATTTCACTTTGAGCTTAGAACTACTAGTGTTATCACCAACCGCACGTATTTTCCATCCATTAGAAGTCGTTACCTCTTCGTGAACCCCTCTCGGATTCATGTTAACGTTCTTTGTACGGGCCATACTATCTTTTACAGCGTCAGCTTTACCTTGCTCATAAAAGTGTTGCGCGACTTTATCGGCGTTCATTGCTGTGAACAACGATTTATGGTAACCCTTAGCATCTGACATTTCTCCTTTTTCGTCCAAGAACTTCTTGATAAAGTTATTAATGTCGCCTTGAGTTTCCTTAACCTTACCAGTGTCGTTAACCTTGAAGCGATACTTCTTGTCTCCAACTTCGTAATCAAACCCTTGAAAACTTTCATTGAACACTTTCGCGCTTTCGCGTTTAAACCTACTGGTTTGTTGTTCTGCAATTTTAGCAGACTCTTCACTCTCTTTTGTATAGCGACCGAAAAATTCCACCGCTTTTTGCTGTTCAGGGTTTAACCTAGAACCAGCCTTTATTTCATCGTAATATTTAGACTTAAGACCGTCTAAATGATTTTTAGCTTCTGATATCGCTTGTTTACGTTCTAATTTTTTCAAACGTACTTCGCGCTCATCATCAAGCTCTTCGTCATAGGAAAATTTATCATTCAATAAGAAATCAATATCTTCTCTATCGTAAGCTTTATATTTTGTTTCGTAATATTCACGAAGTAATTGGTCTTCGTTTAACGACGAATAGTCTGTGTTTAACTTAACATAGTCTTCTAATGTTCCGCCTGTCTCATCCATAAAGTCAACAACTTTTTGAATGTTATCTGGTAAATCAACACCTTCGTTAAGAGACTCAACAATAGCTTCAGTTAAATCGCCTTGTAGCTTTTCAGCTTCAACTTCAATTTCTTCATCTATAATTTCTTGCAGCATTGATCCTGTCGCTACCTCTTGTGCAGGTTCTGCTTCTTGAACAGGCTGCTCTTCTGCGATAGCTTCTACTAGCGCTTCTACTGGTGCTTCTTCTACAATCGCAGGCTCCTCCTGCACAGGCGCTTCCTCAGCAATTGGCTCCTGCGTTGCGTTAGGCCTTAGGTCTAGTTTGATAGTACCGTCTTCATCGACGCCTACTACCGGTTCGTTTTGTTCACTCATGATAAGATATTATAAAATTATTATTACTATAATTACCTAGGTTCAAAGGTACCTAAGCCAAACCCGCCACCAAGTATATCGTTTCCAGAGGATTCGAAGTTCTTAGGTGGTGAATCATTTTTTCTTTGATCTATAAGCTCGCTTTGTTGTGTAGCTTGTAGTTTTGTTCTATCGTCTTTACGATCTTCTTTTTGTGTCTCTTTAGATTGTTGGCCATCTACCTCAATGCCTTTAATCTGCATGTTGTATTGAAACTCTAATGCCATCAATTCTTTCTTAGCAGCAATCTCAGCTTGCATCTTCTGCGCGTCTAATTGAGACTTCATTTGCTCTAGCTGCATTTTACCCTGCATACTTACTTGTTCCTTTTGCATTTCAGCTTGTGCAACAGCTTGTTGAGCTTGTGCATTTGCTTGCGCTTGAGCTTGTATGTTTTCTTGCTGCATTTGCTGATCACGTTCCTGCTTTTGTTTTCTACGCAGTTTTAATAGTTGATTAGCAAGCTTAAGGTTTTTAACCTCTCTGATATCGATAGCATCGGACAAGTCGATTAGACCTGCTGACAATGCTGTCTGTACATTGTTCTCGAGCATTCCTTTCTCTTCGTCATCAGGCGTTAGCTCGATAAAGATTCCAAAGTCATATAAATACAATTCATTTAGTTCTTCTAGTGTAGCTACATTAAATCCACCGATCTTTTGTATAAACGCTTCTCTAGCCGGGCTGTACTCTA